TGAAGAACCAGCAGCTAGAACAAGAGCAAAATTAGAAAAAACAAAAGGTAGACATAGAGCCAAAATTGAAATTTTAAATGAAATTTTAAATTGGATTGAACTTGGAAAAAGTTTTGAAGATATACAACAACATTGTAGTCTTAGTATAGAGTATCACCATATGCAGGTAGAAGTTATAAAAGAACAGATTAGAGGTTTATTTATACCAGGAAGAAATGAGGAGGATTTTAATGACGGATCAAACGAGATGGGGAATCGACCAAGTTCAAGTAAGGAATAAGGCTGTAAAATACCAAAAGGACCTAGTAAAAAGTGCCATGGAACATGTGGTCAAGATGGACGAATCAGGGATCACGGACCTTATGTTGCTGATTGAGGCGGAATATGAGCGTAAGTATGGCGAAAATGTGGCCAAGAAATACAAAAAAACAGTATTATAGATTAGAATGGTTCTAAGTAGACATATGTATATGTATGGTAAAAAAAATAAAAAAAAAAATAAAAACTACTATAGAAATAATGTCATTCTGTCACTTTGGTCTAGAAGTGTTGGTATATATGACTTTAGGGTAGACAGTGAGGTAGACACTTTATGTCTAAGGTGACAGATTATTTTGTCTACCTAGGCAATATCTCAGTTTGCCTACGCGCGAAGCTTTTCATTTTCATTGTTTTTCTAAAACTTTTGACATACATATACATATTATGAAATCCAGAAAAAAATCTAGAATAATTGATAGTTACATAAAACCTAAAACTGTTAAGAAGTTTGTTAGGTTTCCGTATAAGCGTGTACGTATAGATTGGATTGATATTATCACTGAAGGCGGCTGGGGCAGCGAGCGTGAGTTTAAGAATATGAAACTAGCAACACCTGTAAGTGAGGGTTGGTTGTTTAGTAAAGATGATGAAACTGTAAGAATCTTTGCAGGTTATGATGTAGATGATGACGGGTCTATTACTTTTTCGGAGAGGTCTGTTTTCCCGACTTCTTGTGTGAAGAAGATAACGAAGGTTCATTAATTTCTTCTGGTAATGCGTCAACAACTTTTGCATTTAAGATCGGAGCGTAATCTTCTAGTATTTTTTTCATTTTTAATTCTAACTCTTCCTCTGACATTTCCTCTAATTTACCTGTTTTTATTATCTTACGGTCTATGTATAATCCTGCGGCCATCCCTCTGTTTTTCTCAGCGTTGGTTGCAGCAGAAAAAGCATTCTTCTTCAAAGCAGCCTCTCTGATCTTACCTAACTCTGCTACGTGTTTTTCGTAAGACACTTCATATTTCTTAAGATTCTCTTCTCTTAACGATCCTATGTACTGTACAACAAGTGGAGATAGTGTGGGGTTTTGTAATTCTGATGCTTCAACTCTAGCACGTTTTTCACTGTAGCCAGCAGCTATAGCAGCGTCTGCGCCTGTAGTTCTGCCTTCATTAAATACTAAATATTCTGCAAATCTTTTTTGCATTTCTGTTAATCTTTTTGGAACACCCATACTTGACTTTTTAAGGTAACTATCCTATATTGTCAATAGATGAAAGATAAACGAACATACAATAAACACAAAGAACATGGCGAAGATATTAGTCATGAAAATGAAATAGTAATAGATTTTAAACGAGCACAAACAGATGATATAATAAATAAATTACGTAAGAACGTACATGATTTGTTGGCTATGAATACACAATACAAAACAGAACTTGCAGATCAAATAGTTAAAATAAATAAACTAGAGCAAGAAGTAAAAGATTTAAAACAAGAAAGATCAGATTATTATAATGTTAGTTAGAGATCTACAACAAGTGCTTGGACAGTTTACTGACAAGTTTAACAAAGGCATGGGTAAAGTTGAAGGCAAGGGTAATGCTATTATGTATGCTAAAGTTTATGTTGATCTAGGCAATGGCAGGCTATCTGAAATACAAAAAATTGAAGCACATGAAAATACTTTGATAGGTGCAACTGAAGGTGTGAGAGTTGTACTTAAAACATTACCACCGAGTAAATCTAAAATAATTTTATAGAAAGGAGTTACTATGTTTGAACTGACAGAAGAACAAAGAAAACAAGTATTGCAGTATTTATGGACAAGACCATATGGTGAAGTTGCAAGTATTATTGGAATGTTAGCGTCGTTGAAGAGCAAAAAGAACGACGATGTTACCCCTAAAAACTAAGTGGGTCCAGAGGCTAAATTATATAAAAAACTTGTTAAAGAGTGGAGGGAGTTTACCTTTACAAGGCTTGAAAACATTAGCTTACTTGGTACTCCTGACTTGTTGGTCTACAATACTAATAGGCACTTTTTTACAATAGAGTTAAAAGTAACCAAGGGTAAGAAATTAAAGTTTAGTCCACACCAAATTGCGTTCCACGTGAAACATCCTGACAACACATTTATCATAGCACAGGCCCTTGGTCCAAGAGCCGCTAATCGTTTTCAAATGTTTCGTGGTTCACGTATCATGGAGCTTGCCGCTTGTGGCTTGAAGCTTGATGCTTGTTGCTTGGGGCTTGACGCCTGTTATAAATTTTTATCTGAGCTTGGAGCTTGAGGCTTGGTGCTTGTAGCTTGTAGCTTGTGGCCCGGATCAGACGCACGCTCGCTGGCCTCCGTCGAGGATGTGTCGCTAATGGTCTGATCCTTCTTATCCCTAGGGATTCTGTAAAATTTTGGATGTTTGAAAACGTGTGTCATGTTAGTGTTCACCGTATGCAATGTTCTTAACGTCTTTATCCCAGCAGGCTCGACAATCTTTACACTTGTTGCCCTGCTCAGGGGCCGGGCAAGTCCTGCCGCTGGTAACCACGGTCGATGTATGCGGCCAGCTAACTGGCGCCTTCTGGTCTATCATTGTTGCGCTAAATCTTATAATTAAATTGTCCGGACAGCTGGCCAGGTGGTCCTTCGTCCACGCTTCACGTGTGGGCAGCCAGTGTTTAACGTCAGGTGTTAACCTGCAAACCTCAAAAATTTTATTAAGATGGTCCAGATTCTGTACATCGCCTGAGTCGTGCCAGCGAAAATACTTCACCTTTTTAGAATTAATTTGAGCTGCCATCGCTTCGACCCATAACGGATGAGTCAAAGATTTAAATCTTTTATATTGTGCGTCTATTACATTATTAAATCTATACCTGCCGCGCATATACGCGTAACATTTAAAACAAGTTGAATTGACTACGCCTCTAAGTTTCGTCCCAGTCTTGCATTCGTGCGCTGGTATACTATACGCGAATCCGGGCATCTTGCCAGGCTTCGACAGCGTGTGTGTTATTGCTTGAGCTTCTTTTATATTCATAATTCTTTCTCCTTTAATTTATAGGATACTATAACATTATAATTTAATCTTGTCAAGCTTGCGGCTTGACGCTTGCAGCTTGCCGCTTGTTGCTTGTAGCTTGGACCTTGATCCCTGAGCCATCGCCAGTGCTGCAGGTAAACGCGGGCCATTGCTGGCCCGGGACGTCTACTCACTGTCCTTCTCCATGTATTTTCTAGATTTCTCCTGATCCTCCTTAATCATCTTAATGATAAGGTCCAGCGCATCCGCTATTCTCTTCAGTTGTTCACCTTCGCTATATAGTTTCATATATTATTCCTTTCTAAATTCATCCTACACTATCCCTGAACCATTGTCAAGCGTTGCTTGCTGCTTGAGGCCTGGCGCTCTCTGCTCTTCTTCTTTAGAATGATTTTTAGAATCATTCTAAACTGCATTTCATATACCAGTTGCGCAATCCTGATCAGGGAAGCCAGCGCAACTGGTCCAAGTATCGACGCTACCCTTTCAGGTCACTGCTTAGGTCCAGGGAAATGCCATAGGCAAGATATGTACCCCTAACTTGGTCATCATTAGCAGGACCCTGAGTTGAGGCCGGCGTGCTTTATTTTAACAGCCCGGGCAACAGGCCTAACAGGTTATCACCTGTCAGGGTCCAGCAAATAATGATCAGTCACTATGCTACGAGGGTAGTCATGACGCCTGCCTTTGCATGACATTTGACTAGCCGGGCGTAATACCCTTGTTATAGTGTTTATCTCCACAGTCATTAATGACTGATCCCAGATCCATTGCACAGTCTCATCGCGCGTCTTAGTACAATGGATCAGGGATCAGTGGGCTATACTCGGGATCAAACCTTTCTAGCCGTAATCCTACCAATTAATTATCTAAACAAGTAAATTAATTGATAAATCAAATATAATGCTTGACTATCCTATTGTCAAGGTATAAAACAAATTAAATGCAAAATAAAAATAATAACCAGAAAGGTACAATGACTAAAATAAGAATGAATACAGAGTTAAGAAACAAACTCTTTAATAAAATAAAAAATGTCTTTGAGAATGAGGACACGCAAGAGAAAGAGGCATTTCTTCAAGCAAGGGAAGATGTTGATAGACAATATGAACACGCACATAGACTTGCAGTTGATGTTGTTGAAAGAGCATATCCACCAGAAGATGTTTCTGTTTTAAGAACTTTTAAAAAGAAATATGGAACTCCTTGTGATGTTGTTGCAAAAGATAAATGCTTTTACTTTGCACACCAAGAGGGTGTTGATGATGAGGGCGAACCAAAAGAAACTAAATCTCATTTTGATTTTGGTTTGTTTGGAAATCTAAATGGTAGTGAGTACGATAGTGAAGAGGGTAAAAAGTTTGCGTTTGCATATTACCGAGAAGATTTAAAAGCTATGGATTGCAACCCAGATATCTTTGCACAACAAAATGAAAACAAAGATAACCCACACAAAACGAAACATGTTGATGAGTGTTCAAAGGCACTTGGTTATACTAACTATCATAACAATGATAATACAGGTATGGCAAAAACTTTTGATGACCAATACTATCTTGATGTCATTGGAACATCTTACTGTCGTTCACGTGCTATTGCATGTAATAAAGATGAGTACGAACAATTTGAAACTTGGCGAATTGCAAAAGGTAATCTAGTTGTTAATCATCAAAAATGGATTGATACAATTATGAAACAATGCGACCAATTAAAAATTGGATTGAAAGCATACAG